GTTCAAGACCTGGTGTTGGCATGACACAATGGGCAATGGCTAGAGTAAACAGTTTTATTAAAGGCAGTCGTAAACATGATAGGGACTTAAGATAATGCCAGTACCACCAAAGTCAGCACAAGATAAGGCAAGAAGAGCCTTAGAAATACGCAAAACATTGCCACCTAGTAAAAGAGCAGGCACACCAGTAGGTGTTGCTAGGGCAAGGCAAATATCAGGCGGTGATAATTTATCACTAGACACATTAAAAAGAATTAAAAGTTTCATAGCAAGACATGAGCCTAACTATAAAAGGGCAATCGCACAAGGCAAGAGTATGGAAGATGGCGGAGTAATACTAGCCATGGCTTTGTGGGGTCATCCTGGAATAAAAAGTTGGGTAAATGAACAAATTAACAAACTATCAGATTGATCTAATCAAACGTGCTAAAGAAAAAGTCAGCACATTTAAAAGCAGAAGCAACCACATAATATTACAAGTGCACACGCACATACAAAGCCTACAAGCAACGGGAATAGGTGAAGAGGTGCTAGAGCATTATCTTAAAACTAGCAACAAGCAACTGGGCAGAGTGTACTATTACGAGGGTAAAGTATATGACTTCACTGACATGGAAACAGTTAGGTATTCATGTATAAACAGGCACAAAGAATGGATAAAAGTAAGTAAGTTTCACCCTGGCAAAGTGTACAGAAAGTTTTTATAGTTCTTTAAAAACAATATCCATATCTATTTCATCTAATAACTTATGCGGCCATTCCATAGGTGCTAAAAACATTTGATTGATATCTTTGAAAGCAGGCAATATCTTTTGTATGTTGTTTAACTGCTGTACAGTAAAGTCTTTTTCTTTGCCCATTATTCTACAATCTCTGTGTTGTTTTAACATACCACTTAGACATGCTAACAAGCCTACAACTTTTTTCTTTTTATAGTATTTGCCTACACCTAGTGCTGGCATAGGTTTACGCAATAAGTTTGCTAGATCTCTGTTATCGTGTTGTGCTTCTGCTAGAATAAGCAAACTGTTTTCTAGTATGTTTAGCAATAACTGTTTATCGCCTTTGGGCATTTGTGTGAATACAGCACCGCCAGGTGTTACTATATCACGTTTTGTGTAACTGATTACATATTGAGTATCTTCAGGTTCCGTTTGAAATATTTGTGCTGTCATATTATATTCTCCTATATACATTTTATTTATCATAATATACAAAAATACACAAGAAAAAAGGTCTAAAAATTAATTAATTGATAAATATATTATGTAATCAGAAGAGTATTACGACATGTGAATTCTCATATGTTCCTCAAAATATGTAGCCATATTTTAAATTCTTCTAATAACACTTCTGGTTACAGATATAACGTAAAGTTATTCACTTTGAATAATGTTTATGGCATATTAAATTCCCTAAAATATGACCCCCTTTTACTCACGTTTAAGGGGGTTTTTTAATGGCTTTGTATAAGTAGTAATGAAGAACAAAACATGGCTAACACAGAACCCTTTATAAAAAACAGAACATAAGACTTGTCCGTCGGATATATGGACCGTGGAAAAGGTATTTGCCGTGAGGAGAATACACACGCACAAGAGGTTCTTTCTGTTATCTCGAACATAGTTTATGAACAATGTGTACACAGAGAACGAAGTACACACTAGGCCTTGGCAGGTGGGGAGTGAGCAAGAGATCCCAATAAACTACAGTAAAATACCTGCTTCCTTACATGCTGGAGCACAATGACTACAGAATGAGGAGGGAACCGTATGTGGTTCCTTCTGACTGAAACATCTAACACAGAATGTTAAAGAAAACTTTCATGAAGCAACTCCACGAAGTGGTTGCGAAATGAATAGGTCTTTAGACCTTTTTACAGTGGTTCGAATCAAAAGTTGATAAATACTAACACGTTTACACTGACGATAATAGTGATTTACAGGAGACGCAAATGTCAAATGAATATGAAGACTTTTCAGACAATCAACCCTTAACACCAGATACACAAAGTAAAGGCAGTAAAGATTTTGAGAAATATGCTCAAGACAAACACTACAGGGTAAAAAACATAAAATACGGCGACAAAACTGTGAGAGGCAGAATCATAGGTCGTGGTGAAAATCAACAGGTTATTCCAGAAGAAGAAGTAGCCAAATTAGCACAATATCACTGTACAAACAAAGAAATGGCAGACTTCTTTGGGGTCAAATTACAGACCTTTATGGACAATTTCCGTGATATTATCACAAAGAACAAATTAATTACGAAACAACGTTTACGCCAGAAAATGTTACAACAAGCATTAAGTGGCGACAGAGTACTCATGATATTCTTAAGTAAAAACTACTTGGGCATGAGTGACAATCCAGTGGGTGATGAAAGCACAGAAATATTACCATGGATTGATGAAGAATGATAAATATTTTTGCTGAGTTAGGTTCTTTAATCTCCACTGGAGTTACTTACCGGATAACTCAATGTTACAACATGTGTATAAAAATAGACGTAAGTCTTGTGTGTGAACAGTTTGTAGCAGATTCAAATAATGTTAAAGCCAATCCTAACTCAGCACTTACATGAAACTAACCGGTCCCCAAGCAAACATAAGCCACGATGAGAATCGTTTTCGTGTGGTTGTGGCTGGTAGACGTTTTGGTAAAACATACCTAGCAATTAATGAATTAGCCAAGTTTGCCAGATATCCTAACAGACGTTGTTTGTACATAGCAACAACATATAGACAAGCAAAGAACGTTATACTAAATGATCTCATACAGTTCTTAAGTGAAAAGAATTGGATAAAGAAGATTAATCATTCAGACCTTGAAATAACATTGGTCAACAACAGTATTATAGCATTACGCAGTAGTGATAACAAAGAAGCATTACGTGGTACTAAATGGCATTTCATTGTGTTTGATGAGTTTGCTTCAATGGACCCAGAAACATATTATTCAGTACTTAGACCCACACTATCAGACACAGGCGGACACGCATTATTCATTGGTACACCGTTTGGTAGGAATCATTTTTGGGAACTGTACAACAATGCCAATGTAAATGATGATTGGAGTAGTCATCAGTTTACCACATTACAAGGCGGACAAGTACCAGAAACAGAAATAGAAGCCGCAAAACGTGACTTAGATGAACGCACATTCAACCAAGAATATAACGCAACATTTGAAGATGCTAGAGGTATTATAGCATACGCATTCACAAAGGACAACCTCAAACCAGCACCAGAACTCAGTTTCTCAAATGCTTTACACATAGGCATGGACTTTAACACAGACAACTTTGCCGCATGTATTATGTTACAGAATAGAGATACACTACATGTAATAGATGAAATAATGTTAATGGGTGCCAGTACAAATGATATGGTAAAAGAAATACAAAGTCGTTATGGATTAGCCAGGCAAATATTTGTGTATCCTGATGCCAGTGGCTCACAACGTAAAACAAGTGCTGGAGGTCTAACTGATCATATGATACTACACAATGGCGGATTCAAAGTTCGTGTGCCAAAAATTAATCCACCTGTTAAAGATGCTATTGCGGCAGTAAACAGTAGATTGCGTAGTACTAGTGGTGAAATAAAACTACACATAGACCCTAAATGTAAACATACAGTAGACAGTTTAACCAAGTTTAGTTACAAAGAAGGCTCACGTGTACCAGATAAGAACAGTGGTTATGATCACATGTTTGACGCACTAAAGTATGCTGTATGGCAAATGTTCCCATTACAACAAGACAATATCAACACGTTTTCGCCTCAAAGAAGACGTTCTGGCTTTATGCCAAGATAAATACTATTATGGCATTTACCGGCAAAAACAATCCTGAAAAAGGTTCAACACAATGGAAAAAGAATGAAAAGATCATTGCCAAGAATCCTTTTTTGAGAGCAGAAAGAGATAAGTCAGAAGGCTTTAGACCAACCAGTGGTATTGTTAGTGCGGATAATTCGCAAGAGTACAAAGATGGTTGGGAACGTATTTGGGGGAAGAAAAATGAATCAAAATAGATTAGCACAAAAAAGACATCGTAAAGCATTACGCAGAAAGAACAAGAAGTATACAGGACCAAAGTATTCACGTTTAGAACAAATGTTATTGATAGCACCTATGCTGGAAAAAGCAGGTATACAAATATTTGGAAAGCCAGAAGAAGTGTTATTGCCAGAAAGGCAAGCAGTAAACGTAGTGGACAAAGATGGACAAAAAAGTAGCACAAGTTTCACAGTTTAAACGCACATACAGAATAACGTATCGTTGTTGTAAACCTAACATGGATAGGTGTTTTACAAAGGACTATACGTTTCGTGGCACTGAACCAGATATCTATTTGGCAGTGAAATATACAATGGGTCATTACGGTGGCCTCAAAGCAGAATTAATTAATGAGGATAAGATATGAAGTTACCAACAGAAAGAATCAGTACAGTATTAAACACATTTAGTCTAGCAGGACTAAGTCTCATGTGGGGACACATGTTAGGTTTAATCAACTTGTGGTTTTTACCACTAACTATTATTTGTATTATGATTGGATATGGCAGTGAAATAAATGCCAAGAATGCTAAACTTTAAGGCGATTCAGGTTTATTACGGAAATCTACATGTAAACCATTAGGAGTATTACTCCATCTAAACATTACATTGAACCAAAACAGTAAGTCTGCGTCTACTTCTATGGCGTCACGTACTATTTCTTTTAGTTTGGTTTGCTTTTTGTTTGTGGGATCATCTATATAGTTCTGTACTATCTTAACAAAGTTTACTTTGAAATGTTTGTGCGGATCTGGTTCATTACCTATCTTCATTGTTCTCCCTAGGTGCTATGTTGCCTATATTATAGTTCCTATAAGGTTCTACTACAGGCAACGTTGCTTCTAAAAACTTTTTGTAACTGTCAGTAACGGGCCTAGGTATTTTATGCCCATTAATCCAAATCCACTTTCTAGGCCTTTTTGTTCTCATCTAACAGTTCTCTAAAGTATTGTATAGTAAGTTCCATACCTTTGTCAATCGGCATAAGACTTGCGTCACTCATATCAACATGTCTTAGTGTGTGTACATTAGCACTTACAGTAGCACCTGGTATTTCACCTGGACGCATAGGTAAGTTTACTATTTTACTTTTACTGTCTGTTAGTTGTACAATCATGTGTGCTATTTCTTGTACAGTTTTGTTGTGTTTAGGTCCTACTTCAACTGCTTCACCAAACACAATGTTGTTTGCGGCTTTTTCTGTAGCAACTACTAATGCTTGTGCTACATCACCTACCCAACACATATCCGATATTTGTTTACCATCACCATATACTTCAATGTCCATATCTTCTAGTGCTCTACAAACAAAACTAGGAGTGATCTTTCTTACTTTACTGTCGCCCCATGGTGGTACTGGTCTTTGTCTTGGACCGTAAGCATTCATGGCTCTTACAATGTTTACTTTGGTACCGTGTTCTTTGTTGTACATGTCTACAAAACGTTCTATCATAGTTTTGGTAATACTGTAAGGATTGTTCATCCAGTGGTTACCTACACCAATATATGTGCCTGGTAA